TTAGTGAAATTACCGTTCGCTGATAGGAGTTATATATAATGAACAAACTCCTTATGGTACTGCTACTTATGAGTGGTGGTACTGCTGTAAAAGCAGTTCCCGTGGTCCCTAATTTTACCCAGGGATCGATGACTAGCCATACGGAGACAACTTCCAACGTGACGGAAACAATTAATTCAGTTGATTATAGGACAGGATGGGAATACATAGTGACTGGCTCAGGCATCTCCAACAACGGAGAGAAACTGAACCCAAGTGTGAATACCTCAACGGTAACAATAAATCCGACAGCAGACGGAACAGGAGAAGTAACAGGAGCAGTAACAAGTTCCTTCGATACATTAGATCTCTCCAACCAGGCAGCATTTACAATAAGCACTCCAGGTCAAGCTTTCCAATTTACTCAAAGCTATTCTGGACCAGGGCTAACGAATCAAACAATAATTCAAAGAACAACAGTAATAGAATCCGTAACGGATACAACAAGTACCTTCACCCAATAAAAGCGTTATGTCTGTCTGCTCTGAGTGTGGTTGTGACTGCCCCTGTGAATGCACAGAGTGTAGGGGGTGTGAGTGCCACAGCGAATCCGATAGCGAATAGTTCTGGCTCAGTCACCAACCAAGCTATACAAGTTTTACAAGGTCCTTACATAACTAATACCTACGGTAACGGTGTAAGTTGTCAAGGAAGTACCTTTAACTTGACACCATATATTCAATTTGCTGATTCTAGGAAAGATCCTTGGGAGGATTTTTACTTAGAACCTCAGTATAATATGCAAGACTTTACTGGTAAGATTACTGAAGTTGCCACAACAGTTAAAAACTATCCTTGGTATAACGGTTGGAAGCATGATAATGCTGGTAACTTAGTATATGATGATGACGGAAATAAGATACCTACAGATACAGATTGGTATAATACATCAACATATGTTTCAGATGGAACCGATGGTAATGAAGTTGGTGATGTTATAAGATGGTTTCCTGATGGATCCAATATGGAAATTACTGTGGAACAAGATGGTCCTGATGGTCTACCCGACAATCCTGGTGAACAGGTTTGGCAGAAACCAGTTCGTACTGATATGAAGGCGAACCAAAATTTTAACTTAGGTCTATCTGCTACGCTTTCCCTACCATTAAATAGGAAACTTCAAAGGCAATGTATTCAGGCAGCACAGGCACAAATAGATATGAGTACTCAGTTAGTATCCAATAAAAGATTGGACTTTGAATTAGCTCGTCTAAAAAATTGTGGTGATTTAATGCAGAAGGGTATTATGTTCCACCCCCAATCTCCTTATGCTGCTATATGTGCTGACGTTATAGTAACACAAGCAAGACCTGGTTCTCTACCTGATCATACGCACAAGTTAGGCAGTACTACTTCTTCTTCTCTTCCTTCTTCTGAGAATTCTTCTCCTTCTTCATCTTCTTCTGATGATCTTTCTCAAAATTCTTCGGAAGCATCCCCTTCTTCTCCCGATACTGATTTGTCCTTATCTCAGAAGCAGTTGGACGGTAAGGGGTTTTTCCAAGGGCTTTCTTTACCTTGGCAGAAACCTTCTTCACAAGAGGTTTTATCACCTTCAGGAGAAGATCCGCTAGGGGTTTGGCAAGTAGGGCAGATGAAGTCGCCACAACAGCAATCGTCGCAGTCGTCGTTACAATCTGAGGACTAGGTAGATACTTCTCTACAAAACCTACATCCTCGTATAGAGTAATACATATAGTTTCATCTTGATTCCATTCGTGTCCTGAAACCTTTTCATCTCCACTTGTAGTATAGTCACCTACTCGGAGATCATTAGGACCAGGACATTCTTTTTCTTCTGCAGTTGCTGCTGGAACTTCAGGTGCTCCTGGTGGTGTTGGAGCGTCTGGAGCATCTGGTGGATCATTATTAGTTGGATTTGATTCTGGTTCTTCAGGAACTACAGTAGTCCAAGTTAAATTATTTTGTTGATAATCAATTGCTTGGAATGATGGCATACCAGAATCACATAAGGTAGTATTACCTTTAGGATCATCATCCACCAGCATCTTATTCTTTGATCGCTGCTTTACATTCTCTTTGTGTACGGTAACACAACCAGGCATATCAACAATTGGTTTACCTATATTAACTGTTACGGGAACATCAGGTGGAACCGATTCTGGTTCAGTATATAACCACACACGATTCTCAGGAATATCTAACCCCCTTACATTTGCCAACCTTACATTAATATTAGTTACCCCATTAATACCTACATTGGGTATAGAGGAGTTTTTAATGTTAATGTAAGGAATCACGATACTTTACCACCCCATTCAGAATCAGGATTCAGTTTATCCATATAATTAAACCCACTACCTTCAGGGTAAATATATTGTCCATTCTCATCAAACTTACCTGAAGTGTCTGCTATCCTAGACTCCTTTGATGGGTATGTGGGGTAAGGTCTCTTCCCTTCCCTCATCTCATTACCCTTTCTTCTTCTAATTTGATTACCCGTCTCAGGTATATTATCTTTGTCCAACCAAGCAGTGCCTAGCAACTCCTTGATCATCTCCTTGGTGTAACCATTAGTGATTTCGTCCATTCTTTATCCACCTCGGTAAATAAAATATTGAAAATGAAGCACCCCAAAAGGTTGCTAGTACTGCTAGATGAAATAGTCTATTTGGATATAAAATTAATCCAAGACCTACAAATATCATCCAAACATAATCTAATGTGCCGTGGAATCTATACCATACATTAGCACCATACTTATTAATAAATTTATCTCTCTGCTTTCCGAACCACGGTGATACGTGCCTCATCATAACAAAACCTTCATTAAAAAACATAACGAAGAATCCAATCCAAAAAATCATCAGTCTTTCCAACCTCCTGCTTTTAACCAGTTGTTGTAGTGTGGATTATCCCAGTTGTCACTAATCTCATAGGATGGAATAACAACCTCTTGGATATATCTTCTATTCTCTTCAACAAGTGATACCTTAGCATCAATTTGAGCACCCCACCAAACTGCTGCACCTACTTGTGCTGCTAGGAATGTTAGTAATGGGATTGGTAAATTTTTCATTTTTCTGCTGCGTATAATGCGAATGTAGAAGTAGTTATAACAGTCATCATATTGGCAATATGTTGTTTCACATCTGAATCACATACCTTACCAGGCATAAAACATCCAAATATAGTTGCTCCTACTATTGCTAATTGAAAAAAGATTACAAACCTTATAAGGTCAATAACCTTATTCTTACTGTCGTTGTGGGACATTTTGCCTATAATCCAACTCAGGTGTTTCGGTTGTTGCGACCACAGCACCAGTTTGTGTAGGAACTAATTGCTGAATCCTTTGATCTATGTATGGGGTAAGTTCTGCCATCACCCTTTCGACTGTGGCATCCCTTCTTCTTTCTGGTCCTTTATTGACCTTATCCATTACCTGATTACCACCAACAACACTGCTGGTTCCTACCGCAAGAACGGTTGCTCCTGTAACTAAAGTGTCTTTAAGTTCCATGTTTCTCGTATTCCTCCCTTGGTATATTCCATTCAGTTAATATCCGTCTGCCTGTTTTACCATGCAGATCAATATATACCTGATCATTACTCGACCAAAGACCCAAACGATCTCCTAATTTCACGTAGGCTCTCAAAATCTTTCTGTTTAGTGCCGCCATCATATTCCCAAGCATAACCTTCAGTAATCATTAATTCATTTAAGGAGACAGTATCTTCGCCAACGTACAACCAACCAAGAAGGCGGCCATACTTACCGACCCCACCAACGAGCTCAGTCCTAATAGAAAGCTCATCATCACCAGATAAAGTACTTTCGAGTTTATCCTTGAGCCAGTTTGTTGCGTCAATACCAAGTGCCTTTTCCTCTAAATCTCTTGTTCTCTTCTCAGGAGTATCAACTCCCGCAATTCTTACCCGTTCTTTCTTGAATAAATCGAATCCAAGATCGATGGTCACATCTATCGTATCTCCGTCCAATACTCTGTTGATCTCTGTCACTCGGAAGTTGTAACAACTCTTCCTTGACGGTGGAACCATCGCTCCCATCTTCATTCTCCCAAAGGTCTATCGCACTATTTATAGATTCCTCTGCTGGAGTTCTGGTTTGTTCACTCTGATAATTCCTTACTTGTTGAATCATCTGATTCACGTTCAGGGGAGATGTGACTATGAACATTGTCGTTAGGATACCATTCATCGTATTTAAATATCCAGTATATACTAACACTTACTAAGACTAATAGCAAGCCTACCATAATATTTATTGACCAAACGATATCGCTCACATTACTTATGTTTATACTTCTCAGGATTTCTTGGTGCGTCTATTGTCATGAATCCTATTGGTAAAAATATTACCCAACTGAATAGGGCGAGAGTATTCATATTCTCCCCTATCCATTCTACAAAACTACTGAACATGGATAACCCCCTTCATACCAGCACCAGCATGAGGATCGCATTGAAACTCAAAGTCTCCTGCATCTGGAAATGTAACATCAAAACTATCACCAGTAGCAAATGCTAGATCTCCATGTGATAATTCTGGATGATCCTTTACTATCATATTATGTGGAGGTAATGCTCCATTAGTAAAGGTAACTGTTTCACCAGCGTTAATAGTAATATCATTTGGTTCAAAAACTAAGTTCCCATTTGAACCCATCGTAACTTCTGCAGCATATGCTTGTGATGCTAATGAGAACGATAAGAAAAGTGAAGTGAGCATGATAGTTAATCTACTCATCCACCACATTATTTCGTGTTTCATAATTAATGTCCCATAGGAATACCTGCTGCCATAAGATGTGTAATCCTATCGATCTCAGATAACTCTTTTGTACAATAATCAATAAAAGAAGGATGCTCCCTTAGATAAGGAACATCCTCTTTAGAATTCTGTATTGCGTTATATGAATCTACAGCGTATTCGCAGATTTCATGATGCTTATGATCTGTGTCGTGATAACCGACAATGTAATGCTTTTGTTGCGTCAGGGGCATGATTTTTTCAATCCCGTACTATCAAATATTTATAGCACAGGTTGAGTAATTTTGCCTAGTTAGGTGTGGACTCACACACACTGTTAGAGTACCTGAACAACACCTACACAATCAGGAATTTCACTCACTAGTTTCTTTTCTATACCTTGCTTTAATGTCATAACACTCATAGCACATGTCTCACATGCACCACCCAATCTAACTTTTACTATACCAGTTTCCTCTTCTATTTCTACAAACTGAAGAGAACCTCCATCTGCTTCAACATAAGGTACAAGTTCTTCTAAAACCCTTACTACATTCTCTTCTGTTAGTTCCATGTGTGTTGCCAAATAATGTTGTCGTTTAAGATATTCATAATAATGATCCATCTCAAATAAAAAACTGCTGATTTATTCTATATGTATCAACAAAGGTTTCTTCTTCAATATATGCTGTATGTGGAGAATTTTGTTTATATAAAAGCATACGATTATATTTCATTTCAACAATACCTAACATCTGTCTTGTAATTTTACTAAAGAAAGCAGTACCACCTTCACATTCTTTATTGAAATATATTCCACTAGCAAAGTGACCATCAATATCCACATGAGGTACTTTAATACTTGGAGTATACTTTAATACATTTACCATAAAAGTAGCATTATCAAAACTATCTTTCAGATAATCGTCAGAAACAATATCAGAAAAATATTTTTGAATAAGATCAGTATAAACCTCTGTTAGATAACCCATATTATATGTTATATCTATTTGATTACCTGGAAACCCTCTCCTATTTGGAGTATGTGTAGATGCAGGTATGGTATTAATTAAATCCAATATTACATCTGGATTTTTATAAAAGTTATCAACAACTACAACTCTAATATCCTCTTCTTCAAAAACCTGTTCTTCTATACTATCACTAACCTGAAAAAGAGTCTTTTCATCAATTATCTTTACCATATTTTTTCACACTTTCTTCCCACTCCTTCATTGAAGATTGGCAATCTGGTGGTTCAGGATCTTTATACCCCTTCATCTTTTTCCATTTATTATGTAATGCTCCCATCATCCATGACTGAGAAAGACTGTGGGGTCCATTCTCAAGCAGATCTAACTCATATTTACTAGAAGTATAGTTCTTGTATTCTTCTCTCCAATTGGAGTCATCATAAGATTTATTTGTCATACACCTCCTTGCCAAATCATATCAGGCATTTGTTGTGGACCTGGTTTTAACATAAACAATAATATAGCATATCCAACAAACCAAATAATATTAAAAATCCAAGCTTGTCTAACAAAAAACTTTCTTACACCCATAGCAATTGTCACTTTTTTAACTGCTTCGGGATCGTACTTATTACCTTTTGATCTAAGTACCTGTTCGATAATCACCGCAATAATTGCTCCTACTACTAATGGGTAGAATACAAAATTTGCGAATGACATTATTAGTAGAATAACATTCATTCTTCGTGCTTATGCTTTAGTTTACCAGACATCTCATATGCCTCCTTATTTCCACCGTGACCATGAGCAATTCCCAACTCATGCATCTTAGCATGTTCGTCAATAGGATCTCTTAATGCCTTCTTACCCGATCCTACTGTAAGATATAATCCCCATCCAACTAAACCAAAAAGAAGTAAACCAAAGAATAGGATAAATCCCTGTTCTGGACTAAGATTTAAATGATGGATCATAGGTTGCTTCTCCCATGTACCAGGTAAATTGTATACTGAGGGGGTTGATAGAAAGATCATTTCTTTTTAAAAATAAAACTAATGAAAATTTGAAGTAAAGATTGAAACCAATTACCTTCTAGACTATTAAACATATCCATGTTTAATTTAAAAGCATAATTTGCTTCTCCTATTATAGCATTTTTTTGATTCTCTGTTATAGGAAGACCGTCAAGAATTCCTCTATATCCTGCTTTATACGCTTTTGTATCTTCTATCTTTTCAAAATCATAAAATTTGAGTCCTTGTCCATCCACCAATTCCAAAGCCTTTTCGGCAATTCCTTTAAGGATCTGACCACCTGAGAGGTCACCCAGGTATCTGGTGTAATGATGACCAACCAAAAGTTCTGGTTCATTTTTCGCTACCTCACGAATACGATTTACATACTGATTACATGCTTCTGAAGGTTGAATGATAGATCTCCAAATAGGTCCATAATAAAACCTAAGATCTTGCTCCAAAGCATTTACACGATTCAAATTTGATAATTGTATCTGTCCTATTATAGGATGATCTTTTAAATTATCAACCTCTTCTTCCATTGTGGAATATACAAAATATAAATCCGATACAAGTTTCTTGTATGATTCCTTATTTACAACACCTCTAAGAAATGATGCAACAAAAGAAGTATTTTCTGCTGCTGAGTGAGATTTCTTTGTACCTATCTTTAACTCTTTAGAAAAATCCATATCTATTCAAACCTAATTTCTTCTTCATCACCAACGTCAAGATCAGGAAGTTTTGTTTCAACCCAATGATCTTTATTATCTATATTTGCTGCATTAACATATCTCATAATATGTTCATCTATCTGATGATAGATTGGATGTAAATTAAGATCCATATTGATATCATGTGCGATATCAGCAATCTGAGAATCCGTCAAACAATGATCCTTGTGAGTTAGATTACAAACTGGTATCCGTTGTTCAATCAATTCATTAAGATTTATACGAATTTCATAATCTCTATATACTGGCATACTAAACCTCTTTAAATGTTTCTAAAAAAATCTCTAACCAAGAGAATGGTAATTCTATAAATTGCGTTTTTATAAAACCACTCTTATCACCATTTATTATAACAGATATTTTTTTATTTCTACAATCAACTATAATATCTTTATTACTTAACAAAGGTATCAATTCAGATTTAACACTTTCAACTGCTTCCAATGGAGTGCATATAAAGTATACAGCAGGTCTATCAATAGGAGTTCCATCAGGATAAGCTTTTGGTTGTTTAACTATATCAACTAATGACTCCATGCTTCTGGCATAATCATATACTAATTTAAATTCAGGTTTACTCGAATCATATAAATTTTGTACCTTTGTATTCCAGAGTATTTTACAATATTCTATATCCTCATCATATCCACATAACTCAACACCTTTAGACCTAAATTTATGAGCTATACTTTGACCTAGATCACCTACGCCAATTACACCCATTCTAGGGATAGTCACCTCCCTAGCTTTAGCCTCAAACATAGTATTGTTGCTAATAGATTCTACTAACTTTAAATCAGTACTACTAAGAAGAGTAATAATACCAGAGGATTTTATCTTTTCCCTTTGATATGTACCCCGTTTAACTTTAAATGATTTTGCCATAGGTATAATTATTTTACAATATTTAAGTCTTCTTCGCAAGCATCACTAAATCTTTCTGCGACATCACCACCTAGATCAGCACCTTCATTCATACCGATCATCGTAGCAGCACCAGCCAAAACCCAGCCAACGAAAGGAATAGAGGAGACACCAGAACCAGCAGCAGCACCAACGCTACCACCGACAA